CTAATTTTTATATTCATTATTATAAAATAGAAATTTAGGACTTTTATAAATATTTCCCTCAATATCTTTAATATAGTACCTTATTTTGTCACCTTGCTTAATTTTGAGGGAATTAAAAAATGTAAAGTATATTCTTAATTGTAAATGGAAGTTAAAAGGAAGAGTATCCGCTATTTGATGAACACCATCTTCTGAAATAAAATAACTTTCAGATTTTAGAGATACTTTTTTTAATTTAATGTAACCGAAATCAATAATTGTAACTTGCTCCAGCGGAGATTTTGAAACGATTATTGCAGCCCTATTATTGAATAACTGATCATATCCTGCGGTTATTTTGATGTCCTTTTTTCCCTTTCTATAAGCCAAGACCAATGAAACGATTACTGCACCAATAGTACCGATTGCGCTTAACGCTTCCCAAACATTACCTAAATCAATATTTATTTTCATTAAAAACTCCTTCATATTATTAAATCATAACTTCAAAATAATTACCATAAATAAAAAAACCTGACCGAAGCCAAGTATAATTTTAATAGTTTAGAGTTTGACCTGCATAAATCAAATTAGGATTTGAGATGCCATTCATTGAAACCAGACTTTGAACTGTCGTTCCAAGACGACTGGCTATTGATGAAAGATTATCGCCAGAGCGAACGGTGTAACTTTGTGATGTAGTCCCATATTGACCGCCTGTGAAGCGAATAACCTGACCAGTGTAAATCATGTTCGGATTAGATAAACTGTTCTGACGTGCTAATTCTTGCCAGTTAGTCCCCCAGTTTGAAGCAATGCCACTCAAAGTATCTCCAGATTGAACAATATGAGTTTGAGTATTTCCAGTTGAACTACTTCCGCCTGTATCAAGTGCTTGAACGTCACTTGCTGCAACCCAGCTAATAATATTATCAAGCAAGACTCTATTGGCAGATTTTTGAAGGACTTTATACGAATTTTCCTTAACCCATTTAGGGATAGCTTGTCCTGTTGAGTAATTTGTAGCGCTGAACTTGATTGTTACAGTCATTCCTTCTTGGATTTCACTTGGTGTCACTTCTTTGGCATCTTTACCGTCATCAATGGCTGGAGTATCCGTATCCGGTTTAGTTGCGTTTCCGTTCTCATAACCTTTGTCAGTAATTCCAGTTAAGTCAACATTTCCATCAAGTCCACCAGCAACGTAATTTGAAGAAAATTGCCAAATCGCTACATCATCCATACTTGGGAAATAAGCATAATTTGGGACACTTCCAACAAGATTCAAACCATAAGCTGCAATCCATAATGAGTTAGGAAACTCTTTGATGATTTGCTTATAGTTGACATTTGCCAAGGTATAAGGCTTGTAAGAATAATACATGGGAGTATATCCTGCCGCTTTTACTCGACGCATTCCGTAAAGAATCGCATCAGTATTCGCTTGTTTATCTCCACTTGCTCCACTTTCATAGTCCAAAGCAACAATAGAGTTTTTAGGCGTTTGAATTTGTGGCAAGTAGCGGTCAAGTGCAGCTTTTGCTATTGCTTGCGAACCTCCAACTTGATACCAAATATAAGTGTGTGCTCGTTTCCCTTGAGCAATTGCAGATGCAACTTGTGTTGAATATGTAGCTTGGTCAACGAATGAACCACCATAAGTTCCACCAATTTGAGCAATCGCAAACTTATCATGGTCATAACCAAAGTTACCATAGTCTCCATTATATTTTGACCAGTCCACGCCTTGGTCACCAACTGCCGCAAATACAGGTCCACTTGCTGCGACAACAAAGAAAGTTGCAGTAACCACCGCTATTTTCTTTACTAATTTTTTCATTTCTTTTCCTCCGTATCATTTGGTTGATTACTAAACTTAACAGCACTCACTCCAGCCAAAGTACCAAGAAGTACGGTAAAAGCATTTAATGAAACAATTGCTAATTCAGTCCCTGACCACCCATATGCTTTCCCAATTACTCCGATAAAAGTACTGATGCCAGGCAAAGCAACTAAAACTGCCCACTTGATAATGTTGTAAACTTTGTTGCTACTAAAAATCATTTTCTTTCTCCTTTTTCTTTTGTTCAAAAATTTCTGTAATGGTGTCATCTTTTGATTTAATTTCTTCCGCCAACTTATTCTTTATATAAGTTGGTATTGGTACACCTAGTGTTTCAAGATTACCAATCACTGAAGCGATATAAGATACAATAAAAAACAACATCACTGCATCCGCAAGAAGACTAAAGCCCAACTCTGAAATCCATGGATAGACTGCAACTACAATAAAAATCAAAGTTCCGTGAGAAACTATCCCTTTACGAGCAATACTTGATTTAAATGTATTTGTGGCCCATCCCTTGAGCAGACCAAGAACAATATCTACAATCACTACAAAAACCAATAATGCAAATGTCCAATGATGCACGAAATCTAGAGCATAGAAATTATGATAAATTTCTAAAAAATCCCGCATATTTCCTCCCCTCGTTTTATTTGTTTACTCAATCATAAATAAAAAAGAACCTTAAAAACGGGTTCTTTTTTTATAAACAATAACTCTAGAAATATCAGGTAAGGAATTGCGGTTCACATGATATTGATACAGAATCTATATCCAATCAAAAATCTAATAGATGATGAGCTATTCCATGTAATGTCAACAATAACTTCAAAATTTTTAACATTAAATCAATCATACATCGTCCCTACTTGCTAGTTTCGATATAATTTTACAATCATCATTGGATGAGCTGAACCACCAGGACGTCCTCCTGCATCACGTTTATCAAAGGTGTATTGTTGCCCTTTTTTGAGCCCAGAGTAGATAGCCTTTGCAGGCATGGCCATAGCTTGACTATTATGCCCATTAGTATAGCCTGTTGCCTCATAAATCTGAGTTAGTCCGGAGGGAGTAGTAATTCCGATTTCCCATTCTCCACCTCCGTAACCCCAACCATGATAAAAGAGTTCAACTTCTGCAGTACAGTCCCATGGTGCAGTAAATGTGACCGTATTTCCACCACCTTTATTTGCAAAAAAGGCCACATAAGAATCCGCAAACCTTGGCATATTAACTACTTCACTAAATGTCTTCTTACCGGAAATTGTTTCATCTCCAGTATTATGGACTACTTTTGAGTCGTCTGCTTTAATTAAAGTTAGATTATCGATTTCATTTTGCAAGTGACCTGCTGCATCATCTGAAAGCTGACCTTTAATCGTTTCGAACCATTGTGAAAAGAGAACACCATTTGCCTCAAGCTCCGATTTAAATTGTGCCAGTAAATCACCTGTTTTTATTGCCTCATAGGGACTTGAAAAACCACATACTGATGTGTCTGCTCGCATATCCGTGATATTGGCTTGAGGAATATTCGTTGCATTTGCTGGAACTAAAATTTTACAAAGTTGCAACTCATAGACATCATTAGTTTGTACAACTTGAGTTGAATTTTGTTTATAAATGATATTCCCATTATTACTCGAATTGCTCCATTGAACTACAATAGAGTCTGTTCGTGATTGACTTGTCAAAGGTGCAGGAATTTGAAATGAAAGTGGAGAGGTATTCATTACTTGTCCGCCAATTATCCAAGCTACTCCACTCCCTACGATGACATTCATAGATGGATTATCTGTTTGAGTAACCTGAAAAGCTGTTGAACCTGCTAAGGGAACGTTCGCTAAGATTCCTGTACTGATAAAATTCGCAAAGTATTGGCGAAAATCATCGTTGTTATACATGTTGCTTCCATTAATACTTTTTAATGGAAATACAAAAAGTGCCATGTTTATTCCTACTTTCTATTAATTAATTTTGTGAGTGTCACTTTGTCTTTATCAAATGTCGGATCTAAATGATAACCCGATTCATCCCAAGTTTCTTGCATTTCTGTTAAAGTTGAAACTTTTGAAACTCCAAACCTTGGATTAGTTTGCCTTACAATATCTCCAACCATATAATCTTTACCATATTGAAAATTAAGGTTATTATAGTTTGCTTCTCCTCCAATCTGAATGACTTCAGCATGATCAGTTAAAGCTTGTTCCCCCCTCTGGAGTAACTGAGCTTTATACTGATCATCAGTTAAGGTTACTTCTTTTCCTGAATCATCAGTATAAGTTTGTTGCAAGTCACGCGCATCAATGTAAATTTCATTGACTTCTTCTCCTTTAGGTTTACCGCTAGGAAGCTTTGTAGCTATAGCTGACTTTCTTTTACTTCCTTCTCCTTCTCCAAAGATATAAGCTACATTATAAAAATCAGAAATATCACGCGTTAAACTTTCTGATTTCAATCCCTCATCATCCAAGCTGAATTCAACACCGCCATCACCGCTTAGATTTCTTCCTTTATAAAATTGAATTTGAGAGGCAGGAGTTTCTAAGTTTGTCTGAACCTCTTTAATACAAATACTATTTCCTTCAGCGAATGAAGCAATTTCTTCAGCAACATTTCCATAGGAGTTTTGATAAGAAATAGCAGTTAATCCAAAGTCTGGTGGATTCTGAATACTTACAAAAGATATCTTTCTATCCATTACAGTATCAATCATATTCTTATTGATGAGATCAAACATAATTTTTTCAGGTTTAGCTGAATTGGTAGCATACATTGGAATAACAATTCTCTTTGTTGCTTTACCTAAAAGACTCTTTCCTTTTACGGTCATTAGATTAGATTGCTTACTATCATAGTTAATAGAATCAATATAAAAATAGGAGTTATTAATTGAAAAGATGTTATCTGATTTCAAATAGGGAATAGCATTTGAATTTAAAGGCAAAGTTAATTGAAAAATATCAAAGTTAAATGCTCTCCAGTTGATAATACAGCTTTTAAGTTGGTCAAGTATCCCGACTGAAGAGTATGTATAATCTAAATCCCTGTTGAAAATCTCAACTGTCAAATCTCTTTGAATGACCATCAACATACCCCCGTTAACAGTGGATAGTAGTTCATTTTTGCAACCATATTCTCAATTCCACTATCCGCCTGTAAAATAAAATAATTCGTTTCTAAGTTGCTAATTTGCATAAATGTAGAACCTAACTTTCTTTTAAAGAAACCATTTTCTCCATTTATTAACACTTGTTTTTTACCTTCGTTTGTATTGAGATAAATTGTGTCTCCTCCCTTAAATGTATTACTAAAGGCGAAATACTCTTCAGTATAAGGATTAAATAATCTAGGATTAACAACTTCTGCCGTACAAGTAATATTTAACTCTAAACCAACCGCAACATGCCCTGGATTTATCACAGCTACTTCTTTTCCTACATCTACTGTAGCAAACTTAAAATCATTCGTAATTGCTAGAGGAAAGCTAAACAAGTTAGTTGTTTGTCCCATTTGAACAACGTAAGAATCACTTGAAATGTCTCTCCATAATGGATTAGCAGCAAAGAATGAAAGAGTACTTTGATTTGTGTGACTTTTTTCGTCAAATTCACTCTCCCACCCTTTCGTTATCCGAACATCTATTTCATAACTTTTACCATAGGACTCATAAGTCAAAACTCCTTTTAGTTTAGGATTAAATACATCGAGCAAGGTATGTTGGAGTTTGTTATCTTCTTTAGGATTTTTACCATAAACTAAGAGAGTGATAGTTAAAGTTCGTGGATCAAGAGCTTCATCATTTTCATGTTCTCCATCCATACCATACATTTTTTCACTATTAATAGTATTATTTACTGCTCCAAAACCTGTTTTATCAAGTAAAAAGAACGGACGCTCCTTTGTCATGATTACCATTCCACCATTTTCATTGGTATAGGTAATTTTTTCTTCATCAGCAGCAACCATCAATATCTCCCTTCTAATAAATTTAATTGATGTTTAATCAATTTATTTTCTTCATCATATTTTGGTTCATATTTTTCTACATAAAATACATTATGATCTTCGTCAATTACACGAGCCCCTTCCCATTCTTCATTTGTCGTAGAAACAGGAATGATTTGAGGTTCAAAAATAGTTAAAATTGCCTTTTGTTTGACCTCTCTTTTTCCTCCCACCGTTTGAAAGATTGGCTGTTTCTCAATCTCGATATTGTTATAAACTATCTTTTCCCCATATACTGGTTCTCCCCAACGATTTACTTTTTCTTTTTTTGAAATTTCGACACTTTGCTTATAAGATAGATTCATTATTACCTCCTAATTATTTGAAAATAGATATCCTAATTCTTGTTGGAGCTGATTCAAAGCATGGTTCTTTTCTCGTAACGTTGGCATGTTATTTCGAGTTCCCTCTTTTAGAACTAATGGCTCTTTAGAAACCAACTCTTGCAATAATGAAATGATAATTGAAAGTTGCGATGAATTGACTCCTACATTATTTTGTGGGAATGACACTTCAAGTTTCTCATTAACGCTTCTAACATCTTGCAAGAATCTAGCGTTAGTTGGAATACTACCAATTCCTTGCGCAAACTTTGGAATTTCTGGAAACATTCTGGCTGTTTTACTTGCCTTTAAAATCTTAGTTCCTCTTGGAAGTGGCATAGTTACATCACGTCCCTCTGGAATAAAGCTATGACCTGTAGGCAGAGTAATCAATTCTTTATAAAGCGAGCCTTTTTGGTCATTGACTGTTGCTAGCCCACCTTCAAAATAATTTGTACCTGTAGCATTTTTTGACGTATTTGCAATAATACTAATTGTCTTTGAAGCTGGTAGATTCATAAACGCATTAAAAGTTCTTCTGGCCGACTCGTCATTGGCATCAAGACCCACTGTCTTTCCCTGAAGTGATGCAATTGTAGCCGCAGCGCTATTAACTCCAAAGCCTGTATTATTATTCGCGCCTAATGGCACTGTTCTGCCCTGCAAAGAATTTATTGTTGAACGCGCACCACCAACCCCACTTTCTGTGTTATTGTTTGCTGCAAGTGATACAGTCTTTCCCGTCAAAGTATCAATTATTGCTTGAGCTGACATTGTTGGATTTTTTGTAAGATTTTTAGCTAGTAACTCTTTAGCAGGTACCGAGGCTTTATTCCATGCTGCAAGGATTTGACTTGCTTCTGCTTCATTATTTTTAAAATTAGCATTATCACCAAGTAATTTTTTAACTGGTGTAGGAATAGAATTCCATGCTTTTAAACTCTCAGAAGTAGCTGTTATTGCATCAATTGCCTTCCCATTTTTACCAACTAAATCAATAAGGTTTACACCATACTTACCGAGAATAATTGATGAAGTAGTATACCATTGCTTGTACTGATCAGTTCCTTGTACAAGTCCCTCTCCTTGTTTCATAATCATATTTTCGAGAGTACCCAGATATGCTTGAGTAGTTGATTCATGCTCATTTTGTAGCTCTTTTTCTTTTGCAGTATACTGTTCATTGGTAATTTGTCCTTGACCCAATAAATCCTTTAACTGTTTTTGCTTCTGATAAAATGTTTCATCTGATTTATCAAGAATACTTTGGATACTTGATGAATAATCCTGAGCCTGTTTTTTAGAAATATTATTAATATCTCCAGTTAAAGCCTCCATAAGTTGCTTTTTCTTAGATCCTGTTACACCGAGTGCTGATATTTCTTGCTCTGCAATTTTTTGCTGGTTAGTTGCAACCTGTGCTTGCTCAATAAGTGTCAAGTTTCTATGCTCATCACTTGCCTTCTTATAAATGGAGGTCATATTATCGGTTGCTTGTTTTACTATCTCTTTTGCTTTGTCTCCACCAGTTTTGATGTTATTTATTACATCGTCACCAAATCCTAGATTTTTAGCTTCGTCTTGCATTTTTTTTGTAGCACTATCAATATCACCTTTAGTTGTATTTGATAAATCATTTATAGCTTTTGAGACATCTTTAAATGCTTTACTCCCTTTAGTTCCAAAACCTTCAGCTGCAATAGATAAATCATCTATTTTACCTTTGAAATTTTCAACTTTAGCAACCGTTTCTTTGGGGACTTCAATCGTTCCGAAATATTTCATCCTTTCTTTAGCAGCATCCACTACCTTACTTATGCTAAGAATTAACCCTGCAAGACCTGCAGTTCCTAGAGCTGCAATTCCTGCCGGTCCTATCCCTGCTAGAATTGGAGATAATCCACTAAGACTACCTGAAAGACCCACGCCTCCTGCTCCAATTGCACCAGAAGCTTCAATAGCACCAGTTTCTATTCCTTTTAACGCAAGTGCTCCAGCTCCTTTTTTACCTAAATTAAATAGTAAATCAACAACTCCTTTTCCCTTACCAGTTACTAACTCAAGCGCTTTGGATGCAGGGTAAGCCGCCGCTGCGATTAATCCCATATTAATGATTGTATTTTTCGCTTCTGGACTTAATTTATCGAATGAATCAGCTAAATCATCCACTTTTTGTAAAACTGGAATAATATTAGGCAATAGTTTTTGCCCCAAACTGATAGATAATGTTTCAAGTGTAGCTTTCGCACGGGCAAAGGCATTTTTATCTGATTTATTCATTTCATCAGCAAGCCCTTTTGTATAACCTGTCGCATTCTTTGTTTCTTTCGTCAAATTACGCAAAGCATCTCCACCTTGTGAGATAAGAATATTCATACCTGTCTGCGCTTCAACACCAAAAGCTTTAGCAATTAAAGAACTCTTCTCTGCATCTGTCATTCCTTGGGTAGATTTTTTAATAGTATCTAGCATATCTGGAAGTCCGATATTCCCTTTTTTCCATTCATCAAGATTAATCCCAAGCTCTTGAAATGCTGCTGAAGATTGTTTTGTAGGTTTAAGCAAACGAGATAATGCCCCACGCAAAGATGTCCCCGCTTTTTCTCCCTCAATTCCGTTATTAGAAAGTAAACCAACCGCTGCTGAAGTTTCTTCTACACTCATACCTAGAGAATGAGCAACAGGACCAATATATTCCATTGCCTCTCCCATATCAGAGAAACCTGCGGCTGTTTTGTTGGCAACAAAAGTTAAACTATCTGTTACACGTTGCGTATTCTTTAACATTGCTGATGTACTATCAGATTTCAAGCCAAATTGCTCTAGAATCGAAGTAGAAGCTCCCATAACTGTATTGAAATCTTCGCCTGATGCTTTTGAGGCGTCAAGAACTGCTGGCATAGCTCCTAAAGTCTGGTTAAAGTTATACCCCTTTTTAACCATTTCCTCAATCCCTGTATTAATCGATTCAGTGCTTACTCCGTATTGTCTGGCCCATGATTTTGACTTTTCTCCTAATGTGTCCATTTGTTGGCCGAGCTGTTTTGCTGGAGCTGTATCTCTTAGTAGAGCTTGAATTGTTGACATTTGTCCATTGAATTCGGTAGCGTCCTGAATTCCTTTATAAAAAGTGGCAGTCATTGCAATACTGGCTGGCATAACAGCACGGCTTAATTTACCAAATGCGGTACTAGCAGTTCCTAATCCAGATGAAATCTTAGGGAGCACGCTAGTTTGAGCGTACTGCGCAGTTGCGGCTTCTTTTAGTTGACCTGTATATAACGCAAGATTTGCATTAGCTCTTGAAATCTCAGTAGCATATCTTGTAGTATTTCCCGTAGCTTTCCCATTATTAAAAGAGTTCTTGTACGATTCATTTAAATACCCTAACTCTTTTCGTTGAGTTTGAATCATTTTAGTAAGAACATCTGTAGGTTTAGCAACTCCGCTCATACCTCCGCCAAATGCTGAAGCAACTCCTTGAGAAGTTTTTAAATCGCTTTTCAATGCTGTTAGTTGTTTTCTTGCCCCAGTGACACCCTTAGAAAAGTTAGTATCATCAAGGCCCATTTCAACAATCAGTTTTCCTAAAGGTGTATTTCCCATTTCATATCTCCTGAATTATATTATTAATTCAAGGATATAAAAAAAACCACCTCATAAACGGGTAGTTTTTTAAATAGAACCAATAAAGTCTGCTAATGAAACAGTTTCTTCTTTTTCTTTAGTTTCCTGTGAGGTAACTAAACTCAAAATAGTTGAATAGTCATTGTTTAAAAGGTCAGATAAAGTAAATCCTGTATCATTGACTACTAAACTTCTGACTGAATTCAAAAATTCATCTCTTGCTTCAGTAACAGTTATACTTCCTTTTTTTCTTCACCTGGAACGACTCCAAGAACAGCATCTTCTATACGATCTAGCATTGGAATAAGTTCCCATGGATCAGTTCCCTGTAAAATTGCTTCAGCAGTTACTTTTTCATCCGAAAAGAGACTTGCTGTGAATTTTAAGCGCTCTTCTAAAACATCGACAATTGTAATTGTTTTAGCTTTTTCAAACTCGATTTTCATATTCATTAAATCAAGATATTTTTGACCACTGACATGATGTTCTTCATACTGAACATCTCCTGTTTTTGTATGAAGATTTAATTCAAGTTTAGCCATAATTTCCTCCTAAAAACTAAGCTTCAGTAACAGTCACCGCACCAGTGCTATTATCGTCAAAAGTAACAGTTTCCCCAGTTACTTTTCCATCAGTAGTTGTTAAAGCAATTCCTTTAACCCCTTTTCCGGTTGGACCCGCAGGAACATCAACAATACCTTGTTCAATGTTATTCAGCGCTTCTTTTGTGATGACGTCTCCGTCTTTCCATTGTTTAGGTGTATAAGCCATATTTTGAATCTCCTTGTAATTTCTTTATTTTATAATTGAGCGTCCCCTACGGTTGCTTGACCGACTACGGGGCCATTAGGGTGTTTTCATTGTCATTTTAAGGTCTTCTTTAACTGCTGCAATCCCTTCTGATTTATCACCGATATATTTAGATAATGTTAATCCATCATCCGCAGAACCAGCCGCAAATGATAGACTTTCTGCTGCTAACTCTTTCCCTTTTTCTTCTTTGGTATTCCACTCATTACCGTCATAAGAGAAGATTCCAGTCGCAAAACCTAACATGATTGCTTCTCCACTTGGGATATAGTCCTCAAGGAGTACTGAACAGTCTGGCGCTTGAGTATCAGAAGTGACACGAACGACACCAGTATCTTCGTCTACTTGATATCCAAGAATTTTGTCTTTGATTTTTTCAGGAATATCAATGACATCAAAATCAATTTTGACATCTCCTGTCCCTTTTCCTGAAATATTATAAACCTTATTAGAACCATAAGTTTTAATAACTTCAGGGGAAAGTCCTGAAATTTTTGCTGAAGAGGTAGCCCCTTTATTCTTATCCCCTTTAATGATGAAAATATTATCATCAAGGACAGGTTTTTCACCATTTAAAATTCGGATTGTTAACTGCTTAAACCCTACTGCTGTAGCCATATTTTTCTCCTTTTAATAGTTTTCGTATAATTTACTGTAACCAATATATCGACGTGCATCGACATATCTTTTTGTAGTATCAAAGTATTCATCAAGACCTCCAGAAGTCTGGGTAAAACCAAACTCATTAAGTAATGTTTTAATTTTACTTTGGAGCTTTTTACACTCAATTCGGTCTGTAGATTCAACATTAATTTGATAAATAAATTTATTAGAAAGTGAAGTATTACTTCCTTTCGCTGCTTCTTCAGGTGGACCTAAAGGGTCAATAATAATACTTGTTTGAGTATCAGGTAAAGATTCTGGTCGTTGGTAACTTTTTAAGCCTTTTGCAGCTTTAATTACTTGAATATCCGAATCTTTTAGTAAAGCTTCTTCAACCTCTGCAAGCATGTCATGAAAAAATTCAACCATCAATTAACTCTCCTAATCCATTTGTAATTCGATTAAGATAATCGCCTTTACGTTCTTCAATAAATTTTGTCATAATCCCATGACCTGCTCCTGGGTGGTAAGTTCCATCTTTTGTATATCCCCACTCATTTAAGTGAATCAATCGCCAGTGTTCTCCACCATTCCCCATTTTAATTACAGGATATCCAGATGAACGAGAAACTTTTCCATGAGTTACACCATCCGCAGAAAGTCCTGTATCATGATAGGCTGAATTTAAACTACTTCTAAGCTCCTCAGTCTCAGTATCAGCTTCAGTGTTAAGAGCCTTATTAACCACACGGTCAACTTTAGCTTTTGAAAACTGCTGTGAAAGTTTTTGAAGCAATTCATCAATTCCTATCACATCCATGGTTGCTCCCATTACTGATCACCTCCTAACAAAATGACAAGAAACTGTCTATCCTGAAAGTCGGGGTGAAAATCTACAACTTGCCAATCAATATCTGAATATCTCAAATCATCAATCTTGGCTAATTGCTTATTTTCTGGCTGATAACTGGACAAGGGGTCCCTTATTCTTACAGTAACTGCCCGATGAACTCCTTTAGCTGTCAAGACTTGTCTATCTTTGTTACTTGGATTATAAACTTCCGCATAAGCCCGATAGAGTTTCTCACCTAATCCATCTCTTCCATCAAGAGAATTATCAAGACCAGGACCGTAGAAAGTAACTGGAGTTCGCATGGTCCCGTTATTTGTCTTAATTGTATTCTTACGAGTTTTTTCAGATTTAATCATGAGAAGTTTCCTCCTCATCAATTTCTTCATCATCTAAGTGGTGTGAGAGCCATGCATATCTGATATCTTGCTCATAATTGTGCAAAAACTCATCCAAAGCATCATTATAAACATAACGCGCACGTTCAAATATCAGCTCTTCATCACTTTCATCTGGATTTTCTTTGATACCAACAAGACGGAGGATTGCAATATAGCTTGCACCAAGCATTTTCTTTAAATTATTTAGTTCATTTTCATCAGTAGTAGAAATTCTCATTCTATCTTTAAATGCATCTAAATTTTTTTCCGCAAAATCTTGAGCTGCTGTCATTATAATCCTCCTTATTTTTTATAGTTTAGATTCCCCCACGACTGCTGAGCCGACTTGGGGGTCATTTGGGTGTAGACAAAGTGACAACTTGAGCCACGTTATTATCTTTGGCTTTACCATAGTAGTATGATTTTGCGACATAGAGTTGTAAATCTTCAATTGCGAGCGTTTGGTCAAACTCTTTAATTGTCGTTCCGCCACCTACATAGGCATTGTATCGATTTGCAACAAAGATTACTGCTGTACCTTGTTTTACTGCAACAGATTGATCTGCTTTGATTCCAAATGGAAGATTGAAAACATAAACACCTGCTGCATTAAGTGTTGTAAATTTCGCTTCAATATCGTAATAATCTTGCGGATTAATTAACATGTGAACTTGTCCATCAATTTTTAAGGCCGTTTTAGTTTTTTGTTTAGTTGCAAGAACTTTCATGACAGGGGCCAAAAGTTTAGGAGCAGTTTCTGGAGTTACTGTAGAAAGGTCTGCCGCAGCTGCTTTATCAGTTGGGTAAGTAATTACACCATCTGTTGCGTCTCCCTTGTCCAAGTCTTTCATTAATCCAATAGGTTGATTTTTACCGTCACCAGTTACAATAGCTGTTTCAAGAGCAACTGCAAATGATTCTTCAATTTGATCCATCACAAATTGTTTAATCCATTTAGGACCAAAGTCGAGCGCATCTTTTGGAACAACAACAAAAGCTGTTAATTTATTTTGACTGAATGGTTCTTCTTTAAAGGCAGAATCTAGTTGACCTTTAATTTCTCCATAAATTTCACCCCAAACAGCGGTTCCTTCAGTCTCAGCCAATAGCGCTTTTAGACGAAGTCCAGCGTTTTTGAAGTTAATGATTGAAAGCAACGGATGATCTGTTTTAAGTTCATCAAAAATTTCATCAATTGTTTCTTCTGGAAGAATTTTTTCAGTTTTAAGTCCAACATCTGTTTTAAGTTCATTGAAGAACTTAATTTCTTTTGCAGTCATGCCTTTATTTGAAGCACGGGCATCAAACATTTTTTCAAGTTCTGACTTATTGGAATTTGAAAGGGCAGCTTGCAAATCTGTTCCAAGAGTTTCCATGGCTGCTGCATACAGATCATCAAGAACCTCTTTTTCTTTACCTTCGTGTGCTGCATCAGTGAATTTTGTAAGAGCAGCTTGATAATTAGGGAGCTGCTGAGTGATTTTGTTAAATGAAATAGACATTTGATTCCTCCTAGAATATATAATTTTCAAGTCCTGGTTTGTTTTCAGGCTGTAATTGTGATTTTATTGTCTTATCTGACAGTTTTTCATCAATAATTTTGCTTACTACCTTTTCTACTGCTTCAATAGTAAGTGAATTTTGTTGATTTGAAAGAGAATTTTGTTGAGTCATAATTGCTTTAAATTCAGCAATTTTATTTTTGCTTATATTATCTCCAGCACTAGCAATCATTGAAAATTCTAGTTTCTCTGAATAAAGAACTTCATCTGCTAAACCAATTTCTACTGCCTTTTCAGCAGTAAAATAACTTTCTTGATTCATTAAATCCATCATTTCTTCAACTGTTAATCCAGTTTTCTGAGCATATACTCGAGCCATGCTTTCTGATGTATCAAATAGAATCCCAGCAAACTTATCCATTTGCCGATAATCTCCCTGATTTTCGGCAGATGCATTATGAATCATAATTTGCCCGAGCGGACTCATTTTGATTGTATCGCCAGCCATTGCAATAATTGAAGATATACTTGCCGCTATTCCAACGACTACTACTTCAACATGTCCTTCATATTTTTTTATAGCATCATAAATTTCACTTCCTGCAAAAACAGAACCTCCTTTTGAATTTATCGCCAATGATATATCTTGATTCCCAGCATTTTTTAGAAAATCTAAAACTGCTTTAGGAGAAATATACGGTGATCCCCACCATTCATACACAAAAGTGTCATCGTCATCGACCACAGGACCATTTAATCTAAGTTCCAACATTATCTTCTTCATTCCTTTCTGTAAAAGTCATATAATTTTTTGTGATTAAGAACTGATCTCCACCTTCAATAGGATCATATCCTGATTCTTCTCTTAGTTCATTCCGATTAAATGCACCACTTGAGATAAGCTTGTCAAAATTGGTAGCTAACTCAAAAATATCTCTATAACGAACCGAGTTGGCACTATACTTCATCCCCTTTTGGTATTCCTCAGGAGTCAAAGTCTTATTCAATTCCGAAACAAAAAGATTTTGAAAATATTCAACTACTGTTTCAATAAATAAATTATAGTTTTTATCATTGTCAGCTTTATCCCCTAAAATTAACCCTCTAGGGATATTTATAATGCTGCTCACATCATCTACATACATTTTTTTAAGACTATCCACCTGATCTAAATAAGAAATTCCTTTTTTAGAACTTCCAGACCCTGATGAGCTAACTTCTGAGTATTTATTTTCAGGGCTTGTCGGAATAACAACCACGTCATCTTTTCTTATCTTAGAAGCGATTGAACCGACAAATTTTTTTATTGCAATCCGAGTTTCTTTATCTTCAATTGCATTTTTTTTCGTGTTTAGTTCAAACGTCGCTCTAATCTGATTGGCTGTTTTTTGATTAGCTAATAATCGAGATAAGATAGAACCGTATTCTGACCATAGACTATGTACAAAGGACTCTAATCGCTTATTTTTATATTTAAAATAAAGGACTTCATCTCTTCTTAAATCTGTTGGACTTGACCACTCCCCCTTGGTTATCCCCTTGAAGATGTCACCAGTTATATTTTCTTCTCGATAAAAGCTATCTGCTACAAAAAATTGATCGTCTTTTTCAAAAATAACTGCTTCGCCATTATGAATTAATGTTTCCGCGAACTCTTGTAGAAAGCTTTGTCCAGATTGGTTTATATTTGGAGAATTATTGAGAAAATAAAGTCTCTGTTGAGCATTTTCTCCCTTGAACTTAAAAGTTGTTTTAGAAAAGGCATTGGCCACAAAACTGACGACAATTTCTAGAGCCATGTTCTTAGCAGAGATTTCTCGTAGGGCCTCCTCTGTTTTTCCAATATCTTCATCAATCAATTTTTTATTCCGATTAAATAACCATCCCATGACCTCCTCCTTTCTCCTTTTCTCTTAGTTTATATAAAAAACGACCCTAAAAACGGGGCGTTTTTGCTTTCATTTAAAAAAACCAATCAGTTATTTCAGTAAAATCTTCTCCAACAGATTGAACTATTTCATCAGCGCGATACATAGCATATTCAAATGCTTTAAATCCATCTGTTTTACGTCTGACATCTTCTTTTTTTACATATTCTACATTTCCATCACCTTTAAGTCTCCTTAATACATTTTGAGTGTACCAACGCATCATATCATTATCTCCGAAGTTCACTTTTAAGTTGGCAAAGGCGTCCTCTATTCGTGGAGCAAGAAGGCTGTCAATTGCCCTTGGATTATTGATTATTTCAATTTTATCTACAGAAATTTCTTCTTTTTTACCTTTTGGAAGAGTGAACCCAAATTCTTCGAATGCTGGTCCCAAAATATCTAACCTGAATCTATCCCCGCAAATTGCTTTAAATTCAAGACCTTCTTCATCCCTCATTTTTGCAAACCAAGCTGCAACATGTCTCGGATTAATACTTGGTTCATCAAGGACCGTCAAGAACCCTTGTTCTTCCCATTTCTTAATTGGAGCATACTGTTTTTTCCCATTGATAGAATCTTTTGGCTTAGAATATCCATATATTTGGTCAACAAAAGCTTTTCTAACAAAGCTATGAGCTTTAAAAACATAAGTATCGTCAATTCTAAAGAGCACTCCAACTGCCGCAAAATCTCGGATAGAGGCAAAGTCAAAACCACCTACTGCAGATAAGCCTCTTGTATCAGGGAATTCTTGTTTGGTTGCCACTAATTCTTCATAAGTTGCAACACTACGTTCAGTATCAGTAACTGGAAGGTCCATTCTTTTCGTCATGAATTCTTCACGACCACTTGGTTCTTCTTCTAAATCATCATAGTCTTCGCAGACCGTTTCAAATAGCCCTTGAGCATATTCAGACATTGGTTCAGAAAACATAGGATTAGCCAATTCCCATTTGTCTTTGTCGTCAACTTGTCGTTCGTCATCGAGTTTACATATAAAGGGGAAAATCGCATTCCACTTTTTGGAAGTTCCATCTAAAACGCGTTTGGCCAAATCTTTCATTCGGTCAATGAAGCCATCTCGGACATATCCATCAGTTCCAATATAAAATTCTCGTGGATTAGGTCTTTTCCCTAATCCAGAGATGTGAACTTTAACGTCTTTATTGCTTTCATATTGGTGGATTTCATCAAAAACAACTGCTCCATCACGTAAACCATCCTTGGTATTCCCATTGGAGGTTCGGTACTTTAAAATGGACTTCGTTTGGATATTTTTGATTTCTTTTTTTCCGGGTTTACCAAATAGCTTTTCTAATTTTGAGTTGCTTTCTATGGTATCGTAAATTTCATCAAAACTTGTTTTTGCCTGATCCTCACTATTAGCAACGATTGAAATATTATATTTTTTTATTCCATGCATTGGAGTAGATAAATAACTTATAATTCCAGATATTAATCCATTTTTTCCGTTTCCACGTGCAATCATAATGAAAATTTTTCGATAAACGTTCCGATGATTCTCAGTAAAATAAAGGAAGATAAAACTGATAATAAATTTTTGGAAATCTTCCAAAGGAAAGAACCATTTTTCAATGTAATTAATGCAATTTTCTATCTGCTTTGAATCAAAATATATTTCTCCTGATGTTATTCTTGGCTCAATTTCACGCTTTATATAATTAACTAGATCAACACGTTCACGATTGAATTTAACAGTTCCTGCATAGTAACCGTCAATATAATCTTTAACGTATTTAATCATGTAAACTCACTCCAATCTTCGCCTGACTTTGGATTATCCCCATTATTACTTTGACGTTTTAATTCAAACCATTCATCAAGTTTGATTAAAGCAGCATTGACTCTCACTTGCTCTGCAATTGCTGGATTTGTTTTTTTCACTACAGAATCCCCAGAAGGAACAATGACAACTGCACCTTCTTCTATAATATCTTCTCCCAATTTTTCAAAAGTGGCGGCTAGTCCACAATATCTTTGGACCTTTTCTAATTCTGAGGGCATGCTTTCATCAACAAGGGAGAGCAATTCTTGATAGAGGGAGTCATTAATTTTTTCTTTTTCAGTTTGGGCATTTTTTTCAGAACTATTTTCAGATATTTCAGCCATAATTGTTAAATAAGCATTAATATCAGTGATTATTTCTTGTAATTCAACATTCAAAACTTCCGAAATTATCACCCATATTTTTTTATTTTTAGGATTACGTTTACCGCTAGAATAAAGGGAAAGTTGGCTATTATTAACTTTGACATCTTTTTCTTCTAAGAGCTTTTTTAACTCCGAAAAGCTCATTTTTTTACTGTCTAAAATTTCTTTTAATCTATTTGTTGCCATTTTCAGCCCCTTTCATAAAAATCGTTCGTTTTTTTGGTTAGTTGACCCCAACCGGTCTGGGAAAAATTGAGAAAAACAGGCGTTTTTTTCGGACGGGGGGTATATTTTTATTTTTGAGAGTAAAAAATCCGAACAATTAAATTAAAATTCAAAAATTTCATCATCAAATTTATTCTCTTTGCATCTATTGTGTCTTTTGTTATGGCAATCATGACAGAGTGTTCTGAGGTTGCTCGAGGTCAAGGCTAACTCAGGATGATACTCTAACTCCTTGATGTGATCTATCTCTAGCGTTGCATTCTTTGATGTTGTTACCAACCCTTGAGCCTTGCACCAGACACACTCATAATGATCACGCTTAAGAATGAGTTCTCTAACTCTTAACCACTGAGATGAATTGTAGAACTTTGTTCTATCTGCTGGTGTCATAACTGCATCTATTGGAACTCCTGTTATCTCTTCTTCATACACATATTCAGCATACAAAAAAACCCGTTCATAAAACGGGTGATTTTAAAAGTCATTCTACAAAAGGTTTAATCAATAGTCCGTCACAGTATGCTGCAGCAAATTCCTTTGTTGCTCTATGAATATAAGTTCTAACTGTTGACTCATCATAGTAATTATCAAGGGCAATCTTATCTATCTTCTGCCCTTGGATAAAATGTTTTTCAAATAACATCCTATCATCAGAGCGTTTAATCTCTTGTAAAGCTAACCTTACTTGTGACGATCTCCTTGCCCTCCTACTTCTTTTAAACAAAGTTCTCAAGTTAGTGCGGATAATGTACCACTCATCATCTGATATATCGATTGTCCCATAAGCACTCTCAAACAAGTCTAGTTGGTTTTTCTTTCCCATATCATCTCCTGACTATGCTATAATATAATTAACTTTAATTCAGCAGAGTCAGCGAGAGCTGGCTTTTTTGTTATGGCTATTTCTTAATTTTTAACTTATTGGAAGTATTATTCAAATAATCAATTGTTTTTTTCAATGTTCCAGTCATACAATTTAATTTTATCAACACACTCTTCGAGTATACTCAACGTCGTTTTCGCTACTATTTCTTTTGAGTGCTTCACATTAAACCAGAACATAACTATGGCTCCAATTAATAATCCTAAAACAAATGTAGTCATTCTATTCAACCTCGATTCCGATTCCGCCTTTTCCATCCAATACAAGGTTTCCGTCTATTGTTGACATAACCCATAACCAATCTTTAGTTAAAATATTTGGTTGATCACCATTCTTCATTGCCATAATAATATCTTGGCTTTTAGAATACCACCATTGACTTTCCCCTATTAAAAATTCATTTAGCTTATATTTTTTAAATTGTGCAACTTCTAGCAGTGTTCTTTGAATCAATGGTACTTGTTTATTGTCTTTCATTATTTATTCCTCCAGTTGAGTTTAGCGAGTTCCTAGCTCAGTATGTGATATAATATAACTGACCAAAAATATTTAAAAATATTATAATAAGTTGTAAATTCTCATGCTCGAACCTGGTCAGTTCGGGTATTTTTATTTTGGTATGAATTATTGTTCTGTGTGCTATAATATTGATGACCAAAAATAAAATTCGCAATATTGTTCAGTATTTCGCTCAAGCTAGGTCAGCTTGGGCTTTTTTATATAAATAATCCAATAACAGCAAGTATAAGTACTTCAGTTAAAGCACATGCAATTATCGCTACTGCTGCTCCATAAAGAATGTCAGTAGCACCGTCATCTGTAATTTGTTTTTTATAAGCAATAGCAGCTCCAATTGAACCAGATACGAAAAACGATATGATTACAATTGAAAAAATTTTAATTAGTATATCTATCATATTTCTCCTATTCTATCTAACGATAGTCAATTATAGTTTTAGATTTTCCTGTTTCTAAATTAGCAACTGAAACTTTCCCTATAGTTCCGCCACCTGCTTCGGATAGAAGAGCTGTGTTTTCAAGAAAATGATTATTACTTCTTTCTTGTATTGCCCATAAACTTTTTCGATAATTAATACTATCCCTCACATTCAAAGCCTTAATCATTGAGATTGGCTTTTTCTTTCGTGAGAATCCATTCCTTGTCACGCGCTCATGTCCTACAATTCTTTTAGTGACAGATAACTCTGAATTACTTCCATAAGTTTTAATAGTTTCATAGATTGGTTTATTCATTCATTAACTCCTAATAGTTGTCCCAACTTTAAAATATCTGTTCTAAAACATAATCAGGGTATCATCGGTTTTAAATAGCTCAACAATTATTTTATTGTTCTGACCCCAGAACCTATCTACAATAAGTGGTGCTATCTGTGCATCATCCATAAAATAACGGTAGTGTTGCATATAATCTTGGAAACCTTTCATGAGATTGTCACCATCTGGGCGCGTGATCTTACGTTTCCCCCACTTCTTTTTATCCTTAGTCCCATAAATGAAGTAAACTTTTAATGTTATTGCTACTCCTTTATCAAAAGGAACTTTAGGTTTATTCATTAACAAATTCTTTTGTAATTCATAGTTAGCAGAGTTTCCTCTGTTATAGGTCCTAACCTGACCTTTAACTACTTTTATACCTTTTTGCTGCCGTGTAGTTGGCATTTTATCCATGAAGAACTCAAATTTCACGCGCAAATCCTTTCTTAATCTATATATTTATCAAGCCATTTTTCAGCTTCTGACATTTTATAATTCCTCTTTTTCTCAATAAAATATTAATAATTTCGTTTTACATTAACTCACATCATCAAGTAGATCTAACTCACGTTTTCTTTTATCAATTCTTTTAGTCGCAATATCAAAGTATTCTTTGCTAAGTTCAAATCCAATAAAGTTTCTTTTAGTATTAAGGCAAGCAATTGCTGTGGTTCCAGAACCCATACAATTATCTAGAACTGTATCTCCCTCATTTGTATAAGTTTTTATCATATACTCAAACATGCTGACTGGTTTTTGAGTTGGATGTAACTTCTCTTTATCTTTTGGAAAACTAATAATTGCTTTTGGATATCGTAAATCAGAATATGATTCTTCAAATTCAAAATTCTCTCGAGGTTTCCATGAACTAGAAATTGCGATATCACTTCCGATTGGCCGCCTTTTTCGCATTTCCCCCTTGACCATTTGAGGGTTATAAATTCGCTCACATTTCCTACTTTTCTTAAACTCTGCTTGTTCTTTAGATAAATCTTCAAACTCTCGGAAACCCTTCATCTGGTGTACTTTATAAAGTTTCTGAAGCTCTTGATAAGTTTGCTTTGTACATAAGGCAAACTGTAAAGAATCTGGTCGTAGGAATCTAGAACATTGATTCCCTTTAGTATTAGGGTGTAACTCAATAAAGTCTTTTGATATTTCATTGTGAGGTTTCCCTATATATTCAAATAATTTGCGTCCATATTCTCTTAATGGATGTGCCTTTTCATAATCATTACTGCTAAAATCTTTATTTTGAAACAGCAGCACATCTTCAAAATTTTTCAAAGGTTGTTTTTTGGCCAGTAAAGGATTACCTGTATTTTTCTTATCCCAAATCCATTGATGAGAAAAATTCTTTTTATTAGACATGATCAACAAAGCACTAAACGGATTACTTGCTGTAAGCAAAGCCCAGCCATTTGGCCTTAGTATTCGCTTGTACTCCTTCCACAGTTTATCTAATGGAATAACATTATCCCATTCCAAATCTGTTGTACCATAAGGCAAATCACAAATTACTGCATCAACTGATCTGTCAGGAACACGTTTCATTCCGTTTAAGCACTCTTCGTTGTAAATTTTATTAAGTTCAATCATATTAATAACCCCTTTTCTTTCTAGGCTCAGTGATTGATAATCAAGTGTCTACAATCACTTTTTTTACTTTGCAGCGTTGTATTGGCATCACCTCCTTTCTTGATTTATGTTTTACTCTCTCTGTTTCTCAGACTCGTCAAGGTCTGAGCGGTTGAAAGATAATTCTTTGAATGATATACCGAATGCTCTGAATGCTTCTTGAGTTTTTTTGAGTCCTTTTAATAATTCAATGTCTCTAATAAACCAAACTCTTTCATCACACCATTTGCAGCGTTTGTGTAGATTATAGTAAATCCACTTATGCCCGAACAGCTTACACAAAAGTTTCATTGGTTACCCTCCTCAATTTTTTTACTTTTGATTTATTGATAACTATAATTTCTTCCTCTCCTCTACGAGTGAAGTAAGCCAGAACATCTGTTTTTTTAACTTTATAAGCAGTAACTTCACTTGTCCCACGTTCACGCGCAAAACGATCTGCAATATTTTTATCTAAAGTATACGCAATCCAGTCAGTTTCTTTTTGGCGGTGCGCACGGTAAACAATAATTTTATTAGGCAATTTTTTTAACGCTACCAATTCATCGGGTTTCATCAAACTAATACTTTTATTTGGACGATTACTACTAAATAATTCTTTCCAAAGTTCTAAGTCAGAAAATCCAGAATAACTGACCCAAAGAGTGGATAGCATAAACCAGTAAGCATAATCTGATAATTCATTGCAACACTCTTTAAACTTAGTAATTGCCATAGGCGTTCCCTCATAAGGTAGTAGATTTCTGATAATAAAATTATCTGTTTGATTTGGAACAAAAGCTGTAGATACATTTTCTGTTTTATTATTGATTCTCATCTGATATGTACCAACTTCCATTTTTTCCCAGTCATCTTTGCTCTATTTTCCGCACATCTACGAGAACAAAATTTAAATTTTTGTCCTGGGATAATCCAGTGTTCTCTCCCAAGTACTTGAGAGTCACAAAAATCGCATTCAAACATTTTCATTTTTTTATTTTCCTTCCACAATCCATCTTGCTTCTTGTTCTGTCAGTATGTGAGTGCTATAGTCCTTGATTTCTTTGAAGATAAAATTTCCACCTTCTGTTTTTGAAATAAACTCAGCCCTATTCCCGTTAGGCAATGTAACTTCAGTTTTAGGTTCAATCATTAAATTTGTTAGTCGTTGTCGCTTAACACTCCGAACTGTACCTAATATTTTCATATGCTGCCTTTTTTCTTCTCGCAAACGCTCATCTTGTACAATTCTTGCTTCAGCAATATCTGCTAGTTCTTCAGCAGTAAAATAATCAGTTAACATTTTTAATATATTTGCTGTTGGAAAGATTTCGCTAGTTACACAACGTCTTAAAGCTTGTGTCACCCTACTTCTTTGTTCACGCGCAATTTGATGATTTTTCTTAAGAGTATAAGAGAATTTCCATTGCCCGTCATACCAAAAGTTATCTGCCAATCGCTTCAAAAACATTCGTTTGGTTCGATTAAATGTTTCTTCGTTCATTTTTTCTCCTCAATATATTCAACTCCTAAAACGAGCATATCTTTAGTTAGTTTTACCCATCTACGATTGATTTGTTCCCAAAATTCCAATGCTGCTTGCGTATCTGGAAAATCTGAACCAAATTGAATTGGCTTATAATCTTCAAAGAATCCAGCAGCATTTACTCTGACCAAAACTCGGTCTGCTTTATCTTCAGTTACTGGTACCCATTGTTTATTTCGGAATTGAAAATATTTATTATCTTCAAAAGCAAATACTTCAATTTTTTTGCCAAGGAATGATGACAAGGATTTTTTCTTTAATTCATCAACTTGGCGCGTGACTGCGATAAATCGAGTGTGATTAAGCGCTACATTCAAGAATTGAAGTAACTCTAGCTTGATTTTTACTCTCATTTCTTACCCCTCAGTTCTATTCCATGGGCCATCAAGTGGAATATCTGGTCCATTCCAAACTCTTGGAGTCGTCTTTGAAGCCTCACGTTCTTCTTTGTTTTTTTGTACCGCTTGAGCCGATGTAATTCCATCATTTCTCCAATTACGTAAAATTGCCTTAATGTAATTTAAAGTTACTTTTCTGTTCAATACAGCTTCTTTTAAAGCCAGTTTAATAACTTCCGCAGAGTAATTATCTTCAAACAACCATCTTCGCAGTTCCTCCATTGATGTAGGACTTAGGAATCCCATTTCTTGTTCAAAGATATTGATTAATTCTTTAAGTATTCCTCCAGTAGAATCTGAATCTGAATCTGATATTTCTAAAAACTCAGCTTCTTTTATATTATTTATATAATTACTATTACTACTTACTAAGTTAGGTTGAGTTATGTTAGGTTCTGTTATGATATGTTTTGTTATGTTACGGTTACCATTGGTTTCCGTTTGGTATACCGTTGATTCTGCTTGATTTTTAGTAGTTTGACTCTGAATGTCAGTTTCAATTTGGTTAACCACTGGTATACCAATTAAATACCTTCTATTTGTCCCAAATCTAAGCTGTTTTCGTTCTTCTGTATAAATTGTTGGCTTATATCTATCATTTCTCAAGTTATTATTTAACCGCCAATCTAATATAACGATTACTCCACTCTCAAACTCATAGATAAATTCTTTAGCTTGTAGAATCTTTAAATCATCTTCGCTTGCACCAACGCTTCTCATAATTCTCTTGGGGTTTCCAACAAATCCATCGTCATCTCCCCGCATTCCTAATTGAAAGTAAAGCTCACGAGCAGATACTCCCATTTCCATGAATCTGTCAGAGTCTACTACATCCAGAGAAAACATTCTTTTATTTGCCAAAATTATCTCCTTCTAAAATGGTAGATCGTCATCACTAATTTCTGTACCTGGAATATCATGACGATTTTCACTTGCAAAATTAGGTGCTGTTCCCATAAGTGAATCATCATTTTGTTTTGTTCCACCTTTGCTTTCCAGCATTTGGAAACTGTCAGCAACTACTTCTGTGATGTAAACTCGTTGTCCTTGCTGATTTTCATAGTTTCGTGTTTGGATTCTACCAATTAATCCAATCAAAGTTCCTTTCTTAGCCCAATTTGCTAAATTTTCGGCTTGCTGTCGCCAGATAACACAATTTATGAAGTCTGCTTCACGTTCTCCGTTTGCATTCTTAAATTGGCGATTAACAGCTAAATTAAATGTTGCTACTGCTTGATTTTGTTGTGGTGTATATCTTAATTCTGGATCTCGTGTGATACGACCCACTAATACGACATTATTTATCATTAGTTCCCCTTAAATCTCGATTTTTTCCCATAGCTTTTCATCTACGCTAGATTTTACTAAGTCACAAATTTCATCAATGACTTTGCTAGGCTGGTCAGATTCTAACCAAAGCTTTATTTGTTGGTCACTGACAGAACAGTATTTAACTGCCTTATCAATTGCTCTCATTAATCGATTAGGAGTAACTGCGACCACCATTTTATCTTTGAATTGTTGTTTCATGTTATTTTTCCTTTAGAATAATTATTTTATTCATACTTGATAATTCTTGGCCAAGTTTCTTATAATTCAATGTCAAAAGGCTCATTCTTACAGAGGCTGGAAATACTAAACCAGTACTAACCTCAAATTCATTGATTAACTTCTTTTTTACTTCTGCAGCTGAATCAACCACAGTAAAAGGAATGTTTCGGTTATTCCACTTTTCAATCATAGGATTGCTCCTGCAAAAATTAGCTTTTCTTTAAAACTCAGTTCTCTAAGTGTTTTTGGGTCTAAAACTTTGTATCGTTCAGAAGCCCATTGCGCCCCAAAGCGTCTTACTTGCTCTAAAAAATACTGGGGTCTTACAGTTGCTGCATTTACATCAGTCATTGATTTTTTCTCCAATCGTTGTTATAATCGAAGTAGATACTGTCCAAAAGTTTCTACTAGTCTCATTTTGTATGAGACTTTTTATTTTTAAAAATCTATAAATGGCATGTTTTCCATCGCTTTAGCATTTAGCCACTCTTTATAAATGGTTTTGTTTATATAAATTTCTTTTGATGTTACTGCTGCATAACCATTCATAAAGCGAGAATCTTTACGCATATCATTATTAATTCTTCTATGGTATGTTGATTCGCTCATTTTAAATTCTTTGATAAATTTTTGTTTACTGACCCAGATTTTATTTCCTTCTGGGTCTTTTTCATCTAAATTTAAAGCCATATTAAACCTCCCAGATTATTAAATTTCCATTTGCTAGTTCAAAAGCTTTTTTTAAACTAATCACGCGCTCTTTTATTTCTCCAGTTTGTTTGTTTACAATTAAGTAGATACTGTCCATGCTCTACTCCTTTCTAAAACATTAATCAAATTCCATTTGCATATTTGTATTTCTAATAGAAATCATTGTGTTGTATGATGGTTGCCAAGATTTTGTATAAGCTATTGCTTCATCGTATTGACTTAATGGAATCGCATCATATCGTGGAACTCCAAAGTTATCTTTAAAATCTCTACCAAACTCTGAAAATACTTTTCTTCCCAATTCATGGTAGGCTTTAGAATCTTTTCCTCCTAAAAAACGAATAATGTGTATATTCCGTGTATTATTAAGAATTGCAGCATTAGTTGCAGGAAGTCCGAATCGTTCTGTTAAGTCAGTGACCTTGTCTTGAACTTCAACGAGTTCTTGTTTAACACTTCCATAACCAGTTGCAATTGCAGCAATTTGTTGGTCAAGCGTCATTGGAATTTGTAGTGTTTCTTGAACTTTGAAGTAAGTGTCAACCAAAATGTCGTACATGTCCCACGCTTCATCAGTCCCTAATGACTTCGCATGTAGCAATGCGCCTTTCTCTGTCCAGAGGTAAAGTTTATTGATATTTTGGGCAAAACCGAAATTTTCGTTTTCGCGCTTGAACACTCTAAGGTACTCACCTTCTAACAAAATAAAATGTTTACCTTCTTCAAATCTATTTCGATTATTATTAAAGTTGTCTACAATCGTTCTTGTTCTTGCTCCATACCCCTCAGCAATTTGTTGAGTAGTCAAGACTCGTTGACCATTTAATTCTGTAATTTGTAATTCATTCATATTCTGCCTTTCTAACTAGCCAATTTGTCAAGTTTTTGATTAAAATTTTTCAGCACGAAAATAACATCGGTTAAATCCACTCCAATAACCTCTGCAATGTTCGCTGCTGAAACAGCATCTATTCTAGATGGGTTGATACGCCACTTATAAAATGTAGTATAGGGAACGTTAATTTTTTCGGCGATAACTTTATACTTCATTCCTGAAGAGTCTAATAAATCATCTAGTGGCTCATAAGTTTTTTTCTCAGCCATATTGGCCCCTTTCTATGTTTTAAATTTCTGCTTTCGCAGTAAGGGAAGTTCAGGAATCGAACCTGTTCGCCAGTCTTCCCTGCTCATTGTGAGCGATATCATAACTCCGTGCTATAATATTTATGGATAATTGTTTACTGACGTTTATTCAAATATTATAGGAAGGAGATTACCATGCCAAAATTTGTTGAGCCAAAGATCCCTAACGTTAAAGGTGGAAAAGAAACGATGCGTACTAACGTCCCCGTTGCCCCTCCTAAACCGAAAAATAAATAATTTTTAATTTTTTCTCGAAGTTGAAATATGTTCGGCTTTCGAGATTTTTATTATCCAAAAAATCATTCAGTTCTTCTTCTGTTTTAACGGAAGATGCCTCGTCGTTCCATGTCAAAGGAGCAACTATCATTGATACATCCTCATTTTCTCCTGATACATACTCTTTGTATCCTTTGGAAATAAGAATATTATCTGGCACAGAAAAAATAAAGACCCGTTGCATATTATTTTTACCAAACGATGTATCAAAAACTTTTTCTGGAACTTGTTCAGCCATATTTTTTTCATTTCGAATTTTATTCGTAAATTTGAAAGATAACCTAACAATCTCAGGTAATTTTATTGTTAGCGCAAAAGATAGCAATACCGCGCAAAATACCGAAACTATCAAATTCCCAAGAAAAGTATAACAAATCAAATATAAGAAATAGTTAATTGAGGACATAGCTCCAATAAAAAACTTTCTATCTGTATTTGTTCCAAAATTTCTATCACTTATTCTGTCATAAAAAATGTAATTAACATATCCCAAGCCTCCTAATGCCAATATAGGCTGTATCAATTCGTTCATATCTTCCTCCAATATATCTTTTCCGCCCCTCTGGGGCTTTTTATCTGCCAAACTTGCTACTTACGCTGAGTCGAATACAACGTATAACTGCATTCACAGAAATTTCGCAACTGTTTTGTTTGTTCGCTTGTTTGACTTTATGAATTAATTATATCTCCAACTGTCCATTTTGTCAAGTTAAAACTATCCAAATTGACAAGTTTTATTGTTTGTACTATAATTGGAGTATGAAAAAAATAAGACTACCTGAGATGATAGATTATTTCAGAAAAGAGAACGGTTGGACAATGAAAGAGTTTGGCGAAAAGCTAGGTAAATCAGAATCCGCTATCTCAAAATGGATAAAGGGCGTTAGAAGTCCTATGGTTGAAGATTTTGATAAAATGGTCAACTTATTTAACACTGACCCCGAAACATTGATGTATGGCGCTTCTGAACTTTCTACAACATTATCTGAAATAAACAAAATCAGTTCACAACTCGAAGAACAGCGTCAAAAGATTGTTCTTGATACTGCTAATTCTCAATTAAAAGAGCAGGAAAAAGAAACTGCAAAAGTTATCAGTTTAGAAAATAAAAAAAATCAACAGACCATTGATCTTGCTGAATTAGTTGATGATAGTAAAATTGATTGGGATAAATGGGTATCTTTTGAGGGAAAACCTCTTACAGATGAAGCTAAGGAAGAAATGAAACGCGTACTTGGTAAACGTTTGGAAAACAAAGATAAATAAGGAGAATTCTATGAGCAGACAGGAGCTTTTAGACTACCTCCTTAAAGAAATTGAAAAAAGTGGAATTGAAACATTTAATACTAAATCTTTTCCTTTCCCCGCAGCGGTAAACGTTGACGATAAGATTATGATTTATAATTCTGAGTTAGCTACTCCGTTTGGACTTGCTCATGAACTAATCCATATCCTAAATAATGATGTTCATCGCGGAGAATACTTTGATGCAATAAATCCACAGGAAACCAGGGCAAATAATGAAGCAATTCTTCTTCTTTGGGAAATATTTGAAGCAAATGGCGGAAGTTATGAACACTTTAATATATTTGTAGATACAACTGAATCACCTTTTGAATTAGCAGAATCTCTAATCAGAAATGAGTATATTGAAATGCATGAAGCAATTACTGAAATATTCGAAGATGAACTAAAAGTAAGTATCAGCAAACAAGAAATGCATGATTATATTGTTGATTATATTAGTTATTTTGATGTGATTGAAACTGTTAGTATTTACGAATTTTTAGATCGCTATCATTTAAGCCATAATTTTTATAATATGGCAGAAAAAGAATTTCACGAACTATTTGGAATTAGTTAATTGAAAAATAAACGAGCAATATCTTGATACTCGTTAAAAGCTAGATAGGAGATTATTTATGAAAAAGAAAAAATGGTGGTATTATGTACTTTGGGTCATTGCGATCTTGCTACTCCTCCCTTTTATCTGTCTTTATGGAATATATCGTTCGATAGTTAACTATCGAAAATCTAAAAATTTATTGTGGTTATTTGCTATAATTCCTCTATTACTTTTAGGTTCAATGGGAGTTGCTGGTTACGCTGGAGCTTTTACAGGAAATGGTAACACAAAATCTGAGCAAACTATTTCTTCATCTTCAAGTAAAGACAAAAACGTAGAAAAAATAACTAAGCAAAAAGCTAAAGATAGTGCAGAAAAAAAGGCTGAAGCTGCTAAACAGGCCGAAGCCGCTAAACAGGCCGAAGCTGCTAAACAGGCCGAAGCTGCTAAA